ATAATATGTATGTGTACCCTAGTATTTTTGAAGAAACGTCTTGTATATCTTTGTTAGAATGTATGGCTGGTGGTTTGTATTGTGTTACAACAAATNTAGGAGCNTTATTTGAAACAGGTGCAGAGTTTCCAATGTTTATAACTTATGATGATGATCATAGAAGATTAGCAGAAAAGTTTGCTTTTGGTATAGAAGCCGCAGCAAATACTTTACATGATCCTCAAATACATAATCATGTAGACTCACAATCACATTATGTAAATATTTATTACAACTGGCATAAAATAGCTAATGGTTGGACTAGATTTTTAAAAGGAGCTATTAATGCAAAATCCAAATAAACCTATTTGGTTTGATAAACCAGAAGAAAAGGTAACAGAGATAAATGTAGGTGATGCTTCTCCATATAAAATAATGGTATGTACGCCTTGCCATAGTGATACCTCAATGCATTACACACAAGCAGTTTTAAAGTTTCAACAAGAGTGTATGATAAAAAAAATAATGGTTAGTTTTACTTTGTTAAAATCTTCTTTGGTTACACAAGGTAGAAATTTATGTGTAGCAGAAACATTAAATCACCCTGATAATTATACACACCTTTTATTTATAGATTCAGATATTGACTTTGAGTTTTCTACAATAGAGAAAATGTTAAAAGCTGATAAAGATGTTATCTCATGTCCTTATCCTATGAAGATGTTGGATTGGGATAAAGTATGGAGAAGAATAAACAATAAACAAGACGCCATTACATCTGCACAAGATTTATCGAGAGCAGGTTTTACTTATCCAATTAAAGTAAAAGATAATCATAACATAATAGCTGAGAAAGGTATTATAGAAGTAACACATGCTCCAACAGGATGTATGTTAATTAAAAGAAAAGTATTAGAGGATATGATAAAACAATACCCTCAGTTAGAAATATTTCAACCTACATATATTAATGGTAAAGAAGAGAAAAAACCAAATATGTATAACCTTTTTGATACAATACATGACCCTACAACTAAACGTTATTTTGGTGAAGACTTTGGTTTTTGTCAAAGATGGGGTGATATGGGAGGTAAAATACATATCTACGTAATGGATGTAATAACACATGTTGGAGAGTTTCAATATTGTGGTAGATTTTATGATGATTTATATCAAGGTCACAGGCCAGCAAAACATGCCAAACCACTTGACGAAGATACAAAAATCAAATAAAGTGTAGTATTTTCAGGACTTCTATGCCTGCTTTTAACTTTTTTAAATATATAAACTATGACAAGATTCGCAAGTCCACAAGCAGCAGCGCTAGCGCAACAAATAGATCCACAGATGGCAGCTGGAGGAGGACCAACTTCATCTTCAACAATGCCTTTGTTAGCTGCTGGATTAGGAATGCAACAAACTACTTTAGGTGAGAGCGGTGGTATTTATCCTAGACTAGGTAGTTTAAGTTCAAGCATAGACTCTGCTGAACAAGAGTTACAAGGTATTAATACATCTATAGATTCATTACAAAGTCAAATAGGTCAACCTTCGGGGGGACAACCAGGGCCTTTAGATCAGAATACTACAGTGCCATTACCAAGTAAACCAATGTTGTCTCAGTTTGGTCCTAGACCTGCTGTAGATGCACCTGGAGGAATGCAAAGTAATCCGGGTAATTTATTTCAAATGATGATGAGAGGTAGCGGAACTTTTCCAAATTTATTTATGAACTCTAGAGTTGGATTGGCTGATGGTGGTATGGAAATGGACAGACAAGAATATGGATTAGGAAGTATAGTTAAAGGAATTAAAAAAGGAGTTAAAGGTTTAGTTAAAGGCGTAGGAAATGTAATTAAATCTCCTTTAGGATTAGCAGCTATAGGTTTAGGTGTTAATGCTTTTGGGCTACCTTTTGGTCTTGGAGGTAAAGGTTTTTTAGGCAATATTGGTTTACCTTCTCTTTTTAAAAAATCTGTAGGTGAAGGTGCAGCATTAAAAAACTTTGGTAAAGTATTTTTAGGAGGTTCTGCATTAGGAGCATTAGCCGGAATGGGTGAAGAGGAACAAGAAATGATTACAAGAGATGTAAGTTCTTTAAGAAAATACTTAACAGGTTATTATCAAAATTTAGGTTACACTGCAGACCAAATAGCAGAAGCTGTTGAAAGAGATACCTCTGAATATTCATCAGGTCAAGGTGGCTATGCAGACGGTGGTCGTATTGGTTATGCTATGGGAACTGATCAAAAAGTAGAGATGGCATCAGGCATCGAGAGCCTACCTATTAATATTAACCCTAAAGGTGTTAAAGAATTAGACCTTAGAGAAACAGGTGGATTTATTCCTCCAGTTGGTGTAAAAGAAAAAGCAGATGATATCCCAGCGATGTTATCTAATAACGAATTTGTATTTACCGCTGATGCTGTAAGAAATGCAGGTGGAGGAGATATTAATAAAGGTGCTCAACTTATGTATGACACAATGAAAAAACTAGAATCGAGAGTAGTATAATGGCTGTACAACAAACACAAGTATTACCACCAGAGTTTATAGAGGCAGGCGGTAAAACTTTTTTAGACATGCTTTCAAAAGCAGTCGGTGGTTATTCAGGTGCTGATCTTTCTAAAGTATTTGGTCCACAATTTGTAGCAGGTAAAGATAAGTTACAACAACAAGCAGAAAATTTAGCTGTTTCAGGTATTGGTGCTTATCAACCATTTTTAAATCAAGCTCAACAAGCTCAACAACAAGCAGGTGTATTAGCAGGACAAGCAGGTCAGTTTATGGGACCTAGTGCATACAAACAATTTATGTCTCCATATCAACAAGATGTTATTGACACAACTCTTGCTGAATATGATGTCCAAGCTCAAAAAGGAGCACAAGGTGTACCAGCAGCAGCGATTGCAGCAGGTGCTTTTGGTGGTGGTAGAGAAGGTGTACAAAGAGCAGAATATCAATCTACATCAGATAGAAACAGAGCAGGTATACAATCACAATTATTACAACAAGGTTTTGGCCAAGCTCAAAATGCTGCACAACAAGCTTTTCAAAATCAACAACAACTAGCTAATCAACAATTAGGATTAGGTCAAGCTGCTTTAGGACTAGGTGGTGCGCAACAACAATTTATGGGTCAAGACATTGGAGCTCTTTCTAGTTTAGGTGCACAGAACCAAGCGCAGAACCAAGCACAATTAACAGCTCAACAACAATTATTACAACAACAACTAATGCAACCTTTAACTGCAGCTAATCAATATGGTTCAGGGGTAACTAGTTTAATATCAGGATACCCAGGACAAACACAACAAACATTCACTCCTACTCCTGGAATAATGCAAACAGCTTTAGGAACAGGAGCAACTCTAGCCGGCATATACAAAGGTTTTGGACTAGGGGGATAATGAAAACATTAAGACGACCTATGTTTAGAAAAGGTGGTAACGTCGGTGACGGTATCATGACTGGTATTGTGGACAGAAGTAATTATAAGGTAGGATCTACTAACCCTGCATTAAACGTTGGAGAACAAGATATTGCAGATTACATTTCTTTAATTAGAGGTGGTGGACAAGACATGAGTTCTGATCCTGCTACAGACTTCTTATTACAATTTGGACCAAACTTATTAACTCAAACACCTCAAGGTTCAGGTTTTTCAGGGCTTCTACAAACTTCTGCTGCTGCAGCTAAAGACCCAATAAAAGATTTAATTAAAACTAGAAGATCAAAAGACAGTGAAAATATTGCATTAAGAGCTAAAGCTGTAGATACTTTAGGAAAAGATAATCTTTTAAAAATTAGAGAGCAAGCTAAATTATCTGTAGGACCACAAATGGAAACGGAAACTACAGAAGAATATAATGCAAGATTAAATTCTAAAATGAAAGAGTTTATAGACTCTACTTATAGAAAACCTTCTGATTTTTTAAAAACAGATTCACCTGAAGAAAAAGTATTTAGTTATGCGGAGACTATGGTTAAATCAGGGGACATGAAAGATATGCCTACTGCTAAAAACAGAGCTAACTTTGAACTAAGTGATTTTGATAAGTTAAAAGCCGCAAAAGTAAATATACAATTACCAAGAGCTAAAAAATTATTTTCAACTAAAAGACCTAATTTATTAAAAAGAAATGTTGCTCAAGGTGTATACTATGATGATATTACAGATACCTATACTAGAGTAATTGCTAGAGATGGTAAACTTGAATACGTAAGAGGCATTACATTTGAAGAACTAATACAAAACTAGGAGGCTAAATGGCATTAGAAAATTTTGATCCAGAAGGCTTCATGGGTTTAGCTGATGAAGAATTAGGTAATGAAAGAAATGCTTTTAGTGCAGCTCTAGCAGGTGTAGCTTCAGGGTTAATTAAAGTACCTGAAGGTGTGGTTTCATTAGGAGCAGAGTTAATTGACTTAGGAGCAGGTACAGATCTTGCAACAGACGTAGAAGTATTTTTTGATAAACTAAACCCATTTGAAGAAATAGCACAAGAAAAAGCAGCAGGTAGATTAACAGAAGCATTAGTGCAAATTGGTATACCTGGATCAATAGGTTTTAGTGTTGCTCGTAAGATGGCAACAAAAGCTTTATCAGGTAAAAAAGCAAATAAATATTTAGATCTTAAAAGGCCTGACTTATTAAAAGGTGCGGGTAAAGCTGATGAATTAAATAAAGCAGCTAGAAAAAAAAGATTTGCAGCAGCAGTTGCTGGAGGTGCAGCGGGGGAAACGCTAGTAGCAGACGTTGAAAGTATTGGAAGTATTGGAGATGCATTAGGAGGACCAACAGACTTAGATGATGAAGCTTTAGCTGATTCATCAAAAGATGCTGGTAGAAAATTATTAAACAGGGTTAAGTTTGGTGGAGAGTCTTTGTTTATTACACCGATTGTTTACGGTATAGGTACAGGTATTAAAGCAGCAGCTGCCACTGGTAAAAATATTGAGTTTAGTAATTCTAAATTAGATCAATTTTTTAATAAAATATTTAGTGCGGTGAGAGCAAGAGGTGCTAAACCACAAAAAATATTTGAAGAAAAGATGGCTGAAAAAGGAGCTACAATGGCTGATACAAATGAAGCCATGAAATTAGTCAAAGAGTTTGACAAACCTCTTAACAAAATGTTTCCAACTATAAAAACTACTTTTAATCAATCAACTGGTAAAGAAAAAGCAGAGATACTTGAAACTTTAAATGATGCTATGTTTTCTGGAGATCTGACTAAAGGAATTAAAGATGATGTAGTAATGGATCTTACAGAAAAATTAAAAATAAAAGGATTAAAAAGACCAGAGATTAATCAATTGTTTGGAACTTTAGGTAAAGCAAGAGAAGCGTTTACTACTCTTATTTCTACAGCCACTAAATTAGGCGGAGATATGAAAAATATTACACCATTAAAATCTATCATGGGGCCAAAGAGTAAAAGATTATTTAGGTGGCACGTATAGAATATTTGAAGCGAAACCTATACTACCTTTTGTTAGATACACACCAACAGGAGATGCTTATAAAAAATGTTAGAGAATTATTTATAAGATATGCAGCTAAATCTGGTAAACCATTTGCAAGTGTTAATCAGGTTGATGAACAGTTAAATAGATTAATTGATACAGCCATAGCAGCCAAGAAACCAAACTCTTTACCTTTTTTTAAATACACATCAAGAACAGCAGAAGCTGATGACACTTTAACTAAAAAATTTTTTAAACAAGTATTAGTAAAAGATGCTGAAGGTAAAGTGTTAACTGGTAAAAGAAGAACGTCAGCTTTAAAAGGAGCTGGTAAAAAAGGTGATATCATAGAACCTATTGGTAAAGGTAGTAAAATATTTAGAGAATTTTTTGGTGAGATGAATGATCCTAGATTTTCATTATACAACGGAATGACAAGACTATCTTCAGTTGCTAGAAAAAAATCAAATGTTTCAAAGGTTAGATGATCAAGATTATTTTAGAAAACAAGCCGTAAGAGAAAATAGAACAAGCTGGAGGAGTCGTTGCACCAGGGACCAAAGGTTTTTTCTTTGGAACTAGAAATTTAGCAGAGGACGCTTTACCTAATCAAGAAATTGTAAAACTAGATGATTATGTAGCAAACGCATTTAAAGATGATTATGCAGTAAACCCTTTAGCAGGTAAATATACATCGAAAGCTATTGCTGATGGTTTATCAGAGAGTGGTAAAATTTTAAAATTTTTATTTGAACCAAGAAAAGATGCAACAGGCGTCGAGAAACTAGCAACATGGGGTTATCGTAATTTAATTTTATTTCCAAAAGCTGCATCACAGGTAGCCAAAACAATTCTTGCACCGGTAACTCACTTTAGAAACATATTCTCTGCAACAGGATTCTCTGCAGCCAATGGTATCTTTTTTGAAAACCCTGCTGTAGTTGCAAAAGCATTTAATGAAGCTCTTAAAACAGTAGAACCTGGCGCAGGTATTAAAAAGTTTGCATCTAAATATACTCCATACAAATACAGTGAGAAAGATTTTCAAGAAGCGTATAGAAAATTTTTAAGACTAGGTGTTGTTAACTCACAAACAAACGTAAATGATTTTAGAAATATATTAGGAGACATTGGTTATGGTGGTAATTTAAATTTAGAAAAACCACTAGAGTCTATGGGTAGAAAACTTTTAGGTTCAGCTGGACGTGGAGCCAAAGCTGTAATGAAAGGTGCTGAAGATTTATATACAGCTGAGGATGATTTGTTTAAAATAGCTAACTATGCTGTAGAAAGATATAGATTAAAAAATGCATATAGTAGAGCTGGTAGAGAGTTTACAGAGGAAATGTTAGATAATGAAGCAGCTGATATTGTAAGAAATACAGTTCCAAACTATGCTTATGTATCTGATACTGTTAGAGCATTAAGACGTTTACCTCTTGGTACGTTCATGTCTTTCCCATCTGAGATATTAAGAACAACAACTAACATTGGTCAAAGAGCTATTAGAGAAATAAAAGATCCAGCGTTAAGAAACATTGGTATTAAAAGATTACTAGGTATGACAACTGTATTAGCTGCAGCTCCTTATGGAATACAAAAAGGTTTCCAATCGTTGTACGATGTAACCAACGATGAGTTAGAAGCTATTAAAAGATACTTACCTAACTGGTCAAAAAACTCAACTATACTTCCAATTAGAGATGAAGATACAGGTGAGTTAAAATACATAGACTTTAGTCATGGTAATGCATATGACGTAGCTATTAGACCATTACAAACTTTATTAAACAATATTCAAAACGGAATAGAAGATGAAGAAGTTTTAATGAAAGGTTTGTTAACAGGTATGTCAGAGGCTGCTGGTGAGCTTGCATCACCATTTATATCTGAAGCTATTTATACAGAAGCATTATTAGATTTAACAACAAGAAGTGGAGTAACAGATGATGGTAGAGATTTATGGACTGATCAAACTCCAGGGGGAGATAAAATAAAAATAGGTATTGATCATCTTGCACAATCAATGCTACCTTTTTCATACCCACAATTAACAAGATTGTATCAAGCAGCTATGGATAAACCATCAAAACGTGGTGAGTTTTTTGAATTACCAGATGAGCTTTTAGGTTTTGCCGGATATAGAGCTGTTAAATTAGATCCTGTAAGATCAATGGGATTTAAAATTGCTCAGTATCAAAGAGGTATTAGAGAATCTAGAGGTTTATTTACAGGTGGTGGACTTGGTGATTCACTATTATCAGGTGGTCCAAAAACACCTGTAGAAGTTATTGATAGATACATAAAAGCTAATCAAGCAAGATTTAATGTACAAAAAGAAATGTTAAAAGATCTTCAAGCTGCAGATTTTATTAAATGCAGATGAAGATGAAATATCTAGAGAGTTTTAGAGAAAGACAATTAAGAGGAGACTATAATGATATTATGAATGACAGGTTTGATCCTTATTATCCATCTAGAAATATTAGAAAAGAGTTTGCTGAAATATCAGAAAGAATTGGTGAAGAAAATCCATTCGAAGAAGCAGAAGATATTTTACAAGATATAAGAGATGATTTAAGAGACTTATCTTTAGAAGATAATTTTGATATTGATATTACAACATACATAGANGATGATATGTTTTCTGCAGGGATACAAACACCGCCTTTACCAGGTGATGTAACTTCAGCTATGCCTAATCCACAAGTAATACAAACAGCTCAAGCTAACTTAGGTAACGTGCCAAATAATGGAGGATTGACCTCAGTAGAGAATGCTTTATTATCTGAAGAAGAAAAACAAATAAGACTAAGACAACGTGGAATAATTACATAATGCCAAACGGAGACAAACTTAAACCCAAAAATACGAGAGAGCATTTGCTATCTATTTATGGCTACATAACAGGATTAAAAAAAGATGTTAAACACATGCATGATGGTATACACGATTTGGGCGGTAAGATAGACAAGATCTATTGGGTGTTATTGGGTACTGTT